CAATGATAGTGCTGACGCTCCAGATGTAAGAACAAGAAGATATAGAGGCACGATTGCCTCACCAAGTGCTGTGCAGGCAGGTGACTACCTGTTCAGGAGTAACCACGAATACTATAATGGTACATCACTACTTGTGGGTGGTGCGTTTGCTTTTGACAACACCAACAATGCCAACAGGACACAGTTTTCGGTTGCTGTTGATACTGATGGTACAGGTGCAGATCCTGCCGGCAACAACGGACAGTTTAAGATCGATGGTAACGACGGTGGTGCGATCACGTTCAACAACGCATACAAGTTTCCGACCTCGGATGGAACAGTAGGTCAGGTGTTTGCCACGGATGGTGCGGGCAATATCTCATTCACTGATCTTTCTATAGGAGATTTGACAGTCATTGGCTCAACTATAACCACACCATCTAATGCCGACCTAACACTGGATCCGGGAGGAACTGGAAACGTGGTGCTCAAGACCTCAGCGAACTTCATACAGGGATCCGCGCACACAATCTCGTCCGAGGATGCGACCGGCACATACAAAGCGAGGCAATATTTACTGTGGGGAGAGACCACGGATGCCACGGAAACTGAGATATTTGTGGGCGGTGTTACCAATGCCAGGATACCAGTGGGCACGAACACCACGATCAACTATTCGGTGCAGGTGGTTGCGCGTAGGACCGACGCCACGGGAGAATCAGCGGCGTGGGAACTGAAAGCCCTGGCGGACAGTTTCTCGGGCACGGTTGCCAACGTGGGCAACGTGTATGAAGTGATCGTGGCCAGAGACGACGAAAACTGGCTAGTGGACGCCCGGGCGGACGACACAAACAATTCCGTGGGCATATACGTCACGGGCGTGGCCGGCAAGACAATACGCTGGGTGGCCGAAGTTGAAACATCAGAGGTCAGTGAATAATGGCCAGGCGTACTAGATCATATCAGCTGGACAACGACAAAAGAGAGATCAAGGTCAACGGCAAGTCCGTCATCGACCTTTCCACATCATCGACCAACACGGTCAAGACCGTGGGTGGTGCGGCATCACAGGCGGTGCAGGTACAGGCAAATGGTGAAGACGACAACATTGACTTGATTTTAGCACCCAAGGGATCGGGAGCCATAGACATCAACAACCAATACAAACTGCCCACAGCGGACGGATCAGCTGACCAAGTGCTGGCGACAGATGGATCCGGACAACTTTCATTCACAACCATATCAACCACATCAGTGTCAGACGGAAACTCCAGTGTCGCTGTTGCTGATGCTGGTTCGGGCACGGTCACGGTCACGATCGATGGTGAGACTGTTGCCACCTACAGCTCAACACTGGCATTTGACGTCAACAATGCCACATCGGCGATAAGATTGCCCAATGGTACCACAGCACAGAGACCTGCGGGCGTAACAGGATTACTACGTTACAACTCATCCACGGACAAGATAGAGGGATATACCACAGCAGGTGGATGGGCGGAACTCGGTGCTTCGGCGTCATCGGCGGTCGCGGACAGTGGCGAATCCGTAATCGGTATAGGCCTAAATGCCAAGGACTTGGATTCTTTTACCACAACAGCATATGATTCTGCCTTATACTTTGCTGTCACGATGGATGAATCCAATAATAATGTGGTCTCGACGCAGAAATACAGTGTGGTTCACAATGATTCAGATGCTTTTATATCGATCTCACACGCAACCGAATCAAATGTAGGACACAATTACATGACTGTAACAGCAGACGTATCAAGTGGAAAGGTGAGAGTAAGGGGCACAGGAGCATCAGATATCAACAGTGTAAGTTGGTATAGATGGCCTTTAGGCGATCAGACAACAGACACAACATCAGGAAATATAGGAATCTTCTCACAGGCAGACGCAACCAACTCGCAAACTAACTTCAACTCATATGTCGACACAGGAGAATCCACTTCTATCAATAATACTGCAACTAAAAATCTAGATACATTTTCAGCAACTGCCATTAACTCCGCAGTGTATTTTACTGTGACCAGAGATGAGACCAACAGTGATGTTATGATGGCAAAATACAATGTCACACACGACAGTACATATGCCTACATGAATCAAACGCATATTGTGAAATCAGACGAATCAAACAGTTATCCAACAGTGACTACAGATATCAGCAGTGGTACCGTGAGATTAAGAGGACAAGGAAATTCTGCACTCAACAGTATGTCTTATTACAGATTATCACTGGGCGGTGGTACAGTACTGGCAGTATCAGACGCTGTAAAAACTTTTTACAACAGCGATGTAGACACAGCAACAGAAGTGTTAGACTCATGGTCTTCTGGTAGCAACAGAGGTGCAAAATATATCATAACTGGAAAAAATTCAGACACCGGTGTGACCTGTGTGCAAGAAGCAATAGTGGTGCATGATGGAACTTCGTCATACATCAGTAATTATGGAACAACGTGTACAGCAGGAACTGATGCAATCTTTACACTCACAACAGACATAAGTGGCGGAAACGTAAGGTTATTAGTAGGTGCTTCATCGGCCAATTGGGCAATAATAGGACACAGAGTACTATTGGCAGATTCAATGAGTACGACATATGATGGTAGTACAGCAGACGTACACAGGACACTGGATTCTACGGTCACAAGTTCTGCGGCGACCGAGATAGATTCTTGGTCCACAAGTGACCACACTGGAGCATTTTACGTTGTAACGGGACACAATTCATCAGAAGCGGTGGCTTCTATACACGAAGTTATGCTGTTGGCGGACAGTTCAAATGCATATGTTTCGGCACATGGTATAAGTTCAAAAGGCACAGACCAATTGAACTTTACAGCAACAAACAGTTCAGGAACAATAGCATTAAAAGCCGCATCAACCAGTGGCGGTAGCACAGCAGTCAGCGCCTGGAGGGTTCATCTAAAAAGAGAAGATGCTGGTGCATCTGTTATTGACTCTTGGAGTGCATCTTCATACAGAGGAGCAAAATATTTCTTAAGTTTAAATGATTCATCAAACAACAAACTGCAGAACATTGAAGCATTGGTTGTACACGATGGGACAAATGCCTATATCACAGCATATGGTGGTATTCAAACTTACACCGGCACAGCGTTAACAACACTGTCGGCGGATATATCAGATGGTAATGTAAGACTAAAAGGACTGTCAGCACAGTGTAGGATAACAGGTTACAAGATACTGCTTTCAGATTCGGAGTCAGCGAGCGACGGCGACAACGTGGCAACCATAGCAACAAAAACAGTCAGTTCGTCAGCAACACAACTAGACACATTTACATCAGACACAGCAACAGGTGCCTTTTACATTGTTACTGGTTACAACTCGGCAGAGGGAGCGGCCAGCATATCAGAGGTTACTGTGGTCAGCGGTGTTGGTGCTGACGGCAGTACCCAAGACGCTTTTGTGAGTGCCGGTCCAACGGTATCAACCAAAGGCACAGACCAATTGACATTCACAGCATCGTTCGATGGTACGAGTACAATTTTGAATGCCGCAAGTACATCCGGTGGATCCACATCTGTTAGTGCATACAGGGTTGACTTATTGAGAGGCGCGGGCGGTGCAGTCGCAGTAAACCTAACAGTGTCGGCGGATCAAACAATCACAGGTGAAAAAACTTTCGCAAATCAAGTTGTTAAACTTACTAATTTACCTACCAGCGATCCAGGAGTTGCAGGACAACTTTGGAGAGACGGTACAGACCTAAAAGTAAGCGTTGGTTAAACTATCAGATCTAATATTGTCTGCAACTTACCTTTTATACTTTTATTGTTGAGGGTGTTCCTGAGACCCATGTGTAAGTTCTTAGGCCAGCACTCGAATGCCGTCCAGCAGTAGCCGGAGTGTTCCGCATTCAGTTGTGGTATGAACTCTGACTCTATTGCCACGAGGTATGTGTGGAAGAAGAACTTCTGATCGTTTGAAGTGAACATCTCCAACGGTATCACCTTCTTGAACTTAGGAGTGTCTCCCACTTCCTCTTGTATCTCACGCTTGAGTCCCTCGAATGCTGATTCGGTATACTTGGCCTGCCCTCCAACCAGTCCCCACATGCCCTGTGTCTTTTTATCAGTGCGTTGTAGGAATAGGAAACGCTTCGTGGAAGTGCTGTAAAACAGCGCACCCGAACAGACTATGTTTTCTTTCATAAAGTATTATAACAAGTTATTTGTGTTTTATCAAGGGGTGGTAGCATCAGTGCTGGCATCATATCCAGTTGCTCCACCATCTAAAACTATGCTCCAATTACCAGCGGTGTAAACGCCCTCGTAGGATTTGACCCATTCTGTGCCATTGAACCTATACTGTATTCCTGTGTTGAGATTGGTCACGTAGTGCTGTGTGGAATCTGGATTGGATGCATCAAACGCCACGTTCCATTTGCCTGTGGTGCTGTTGTATTCTATGATGTCACCCACTCTTGCTACTAGTGTTCCCCAAGTGTCACTCTGGAATGAGGCAGTGGAATCGCCCACGTCGTTGATCACTAGATATCTGTCACCATTCGCCGGTGTGCCCGGATCGAACGTCGCTGGGTTTATGATCTTCTTGACAGCGGTCAGAGAGTTGGTCGGTATGGTGTCTGAATCTATGCTGTAAAGCAGTATGGTGTCGTCCAGTGTTGTGGTAGCGATTGTGCCTATAACCTCATTACCGTTTGGCTGTTTTAAACGTATTTGTGAAGTGCCATTAGTGACCTTGCCGTACTGATCCAGTAATACCTTCCAGTTCACGGCCGGTCCAAAAGTCTCAAAAGGATCATAGTTCGATGTTGCGGTAGCACCGGTGTAATATCCATCACCACCGGATCCCACATTGACTCCTGTCGTTCCTAATAATCTAAGTTGATTTCCTGTGACCAATAATCCAAAGTTGTTCGGTGTCACATAACTCCTAGACATAAGTTCTCCGTCTATCAAGCCCTTGGCTATGCCACCATCATCGTCATATATGCTCATGATTATTTTTTGTATCACACCCAGTTTCTTGACCTTAACCGGAGGGGATAACCATATCGGCATCGAGAACGTCATCGTGGCCACATCAATCTCTGAATCAGCACCAACCGGTATGGTCCTAGAACTGAAGTTCGTGCCAGTCAACTCAACATAACTGAGACTGGTCCAGTCGATGTAGTTGTCTGATTTCTGTATCTCGAAGTCCGGGTTGAACAAGTACAGTATCTGTTCCATTATCTGTAACTTCTGATCGGTGTTGGTGGTCCATATGTCCGCCGTGACTTCCAGTCTGAACGGCGATGGCATCACCTTCTCGATGGTGTATCCTGCGCCCAGTTGATTGGTGTAGTTTCCGTCTGTTCCGATGTCTCTCTCCCTGAGATTTTGTTTTTCTATGTGGTATGGATTCTGCATCCTGTCCCTGTCGTAGTTCAATTCCCTGATGTAACACGCTATCTTTGGAGCGTATGCCAAGGCATTCTCACTGTTGTTCCTGATGATGTTGGCCACCTGTCTGGTGGGATCACCGTAGGTAACAGGGACCGCCCTCAGTTGGACTTGCCCGTCAGCGCCTTTTCCGGTCTCCACAGAGAAGTTACTGAGGATCCTAATGAATTGTGTCAAGAACTTCCTGACCTGTCCTTCGTAAAAATGTAACATCTCTAATTGTCAGCCTTTGGTTTCAATGCTTCTGTCAGTGCCTGCCTTTGGTTCACTGTCAACCCATTGATTGTGTCTGTGGTTGCGTTGTTGACGAAACTGGTCTTGTAATTGGCACGTGAATCATTGTTCGTTGTAGTTATTCTAACCGAATCCTCTATTTTGACCCATCTGGTTCCGTCAAACCTGAACAATCTGTTTGGTAGGTAATCCGTCCTCAGGAAGTAGTCGCCCTTGTCAACGTTTGACGTTGGGAACGATATACCAAATCCCGCGGGATTTCCGTTGGGTGCCACACCATCACCATCCAGATAGAAACCATAGTGTGAACTGGCCGGGGTATCTATCACGGCATTCACGGACTTGTCTGAACTGACCCTATCGGTATCGTTCACGTTGTCGGTCCTGATGTTGCCCCTCTCATCTATGGGAGCCACGTAATACTGTTTGTAGTTGAACCCTGACTTGGGAGCGTCGGCCTCCGCCTGTGCAACTATCTGATCGTTGATGGTCTTCTCCCTGTTGTAGGTGCTCATGTAACTGGCCACGGATCCTGCCGTTGTGGCATCACCAATGATGTCCTTGAATTCTTGAGAATCTACCAGAGTCTTCATCTTCAATCTCAACAGGTGTGGCCACCATGTCTGTGAGAATCCTTCTGCGGCCCTGTTGACATCTTCCACCACGTAGTACCTTTTAAGTGCTATGGGTATGGATTCATCCAGACTATAATCTTCTTTCATGTGCGGGAATTCTATGACATCTCCAGCCATGGGTTTCCTGCCAATCCTCTCCACTATGTCATTCAAATGTACTGTTAAAAATAAAGTGTCGTTCTGTAGGAACATGCCAAACTGTGAAAGGTTGAAATCCGCGTCCTGGACATTGTATATGCCCCTCACAACATACACGTCGTCCGCGTACTTCCTATCCCTGTTCTCTAGGAACAGTAGATCCTGTATGGTCCTCTCGTTTAGGCTATCTCCCGAGTAGTTGGGTTGTGTGGGACTTGCGGCACCGTCCTTGTTCGTTTCGCCTTGGTTGTATGGACCCAGATACTTGTGGAAGTGTAGATCCGTCCCTCCCACCGTAAACATCTCTTTTATGTTGCGGTCAAAGAACTTGTAATCGTTTCCCTTTTCGGGCTTGAAAATCGACAATCTAGGCATATCATACATATTTATTGTATAGTCGAAAGCAATAAATA